CTACATACGCAGCAGGTCCATTATTGCGACAAAGTGACAAACAGTCATCCTTAATAGACTTGACAAGTTTCCACAAACGAATTAGGTTGCGGTCGCAGTCGCAGGCGATGGTCAGTGCCTCCTCGTCCAGTTCGGCACCCACTTTTACGAAAGTGTTAAATACCTTCTTCATTTCGCGTGCTTTCTTATCACTCACGAACTCACAGGTTGTTGACATTTGCTTGGCAAACATCACAATGTCCATTACATCATCAAACTTGTCAGAACCATATGCGATCCATGCCTGAGGTTTGACAAACTTACAGTGATGAGTATCAGTCAGAGTGAAGTCCAATGGGCGAGCAACTGCATTGCGAAGATCATCCTCAGCATCATAATATGTGTGTGGTGCGACAATGATAGTCTCACGAATCACACTGGGGAAGACATAGGAAATGGTGTTAGGTTGATACTCATCGCTACCACCAACACCGATAAAGTCACCCTGCAAAATCCACGGAGAGCGTGGCAGATAGTCATAGCAAAGGTGAAGAATCTCTGCTACTGGACCTTCATGGTTGGTATCAATATCCTCATGCGACTCATTAATTTTGATCTTTACTTTGTTGAATACACTCTTAGTTCCTACGAAAAAGTTACCAGTCGCAGGGTTGCGTCCCCACACAATAGCAGGAGCACCATCAATCTTCAGACTCAACTTACCGTCAGTGACAAACCAGTTCAGTGCCGAAAGGTCACCAGTCAGAATAGAATCTTCGGGGTGTTCGATGTGAGTGTTTTGCATCAGAATAACTCCAGTTGAGCAAACATTAGATGGTCGTCACAACTATCAGAGTCGTGAAGGTCAAGCATATCAGTGTCAACATGCTTGACCAGTTTGCTGAAAAGAAAGTCAACAAACTCTCGGTTTTCTTGAGTAATCATCACCAGCGGAGGTAAGTGTGGTCAGGATAGATGCCCATTTCTTCACAACGGCACTCATAAGCAATACGCTTGAGCAACTCCATGTCCATGTCTTCAATCTCATCCAGAATAGTGTGACGGATTTGAGCGGTTTGAGTGTCGTCAGAAACGAGTGCCATTGGTCTCCTGCGTTGATGAACTTAGTATAGGGCACTCCAGGCGCTGCTGAGTGCCGTTGTGTGCCACTTCTCAGACTGGCACAGACTGTTGGAAATACAAACCAGTGCGCTTCATCATATCAATCAAAGCACTCTGAATGTCTTCCATTTCTTCACGCTCATCATCTTCCATTTCTTCGACAAAGTAGAATACATCAAACTCATTAAAGTTCACACTACCATCAGACTTAATGGGAGCATAGAACAACTCACCCTCAGTGCAGATAGTATAAACACAACCGTGATTCTCAACAGTCAGGAACACACCAGTGAAGTTGGTCATTGTAGGAAATGCGGAGGTTTTGATGAGGGAAATGTGGACTCAGCAGTAGACAGGAGAGTAGTCTTTGCCCTGGTACTCTTCCAGGTTAAAGTCAACAACCTCTGCACCGTTGGCAATATACTGACGAATGTCGTAGAGAGCGTCAGACTTAACACGGGTGGTGAAAGAAGTCATCTCAGTCTCTTCACCCTTGTGCCAGATGACACGCTTAACGAAACGCTTGCCGCTGCCCACGGGAAAGAAGTCAACGGTGGTGGCGGAGGTTTGGAGTTGCATTGGGCGTCTTGCGTTGATGAACTTAGTATAGGGTAGAATGGGGCGTTCAGAACGACCCCTGTGCCACTTGCTCAAGCGGCACACGCTTGACCTCCAGGCGCTTCCAACCACGAATCTCACGGATACCATTGACCACCTGATTCACCACGTTGTTGTGCTGACGGTTCAGACCACGGATGCTCTTAGTAGCAGGGCGAGTGATGTAGAAGATGCTGGTGGTGTTGTCGCTGTTGTCGATGGAGACTTCGTAAGCGTTCATCGGGTGGTTCCCTTGACTACCTTAGTAGTATAGGGCATCCAGAAGGCGCTACAAGGCGAGGTGTGCCACCTCTTTGACTGGCACATAGTTTGTCACCAGAACCTCACTCACGTCCAGCGTAGAGGTGCCTCTGCCTGCTGTATATTTTGCTTCCATCTCAATGATATTACATCCAACAAAGTTGCGCTCATAAAAACCATCGTGGATGTCTTTATTAGAGTACCCAAACTTACATCCAGAACCTGTAAGATAGTTTGCTAGTCTAACTTGGTCTTCCTCAGTAAAACCACCTTGATACAACACAACGCTGTCACGATACGGTGGGTCAGCATACAACCAGTCACCTTCTTGTGGTTGATGAGCAGCAAAGTCTCCAGTGGTGATAGTTGCTCGCTTCAGAAACTCTGCCACAGTAAAGATCTTTTGACGGTCAAAGAACCCTTGCTTTTGTAGACAAGTGCCAGGAGGAGTTGAGTACCTACCATTACATTTGATGTATGCTTTCCACATACCATTAAAGTTCACTTGTAGCATGAACATTAACAAAGAAGACAGATACACATCAGACTTACTTTCATGCTGATGGCAATAGATCTCACGCAGTTCGTAATAGTATTCCTTACGCTCCTCTGGCGTCAAAGTCAACCACTTGCTCACACATTCCTGCCACCCATCAACAACATCATTGGTATGATTTGCCAGAGTAGAATACAACAGAGTCAGTTCACCATTCCAGTCGTTGATAACAAACTCTTTCTTGGGATAATGTTCAAATACCCACAGAGAGTTAGTGAGACCACCAGCGAACAGATCGACAAAGCGAGTGAAGTTTTCTTGTGGAAAGAAGTGCGATTGATACTGCTGCATCATCCGCTGTTTAGAACCAGTCCACTTAAACAACGGTTGAATCTTTGTCTTCATGTTTGCACCAAGAATTGATAGATTATACCACGAATGGTATCAGTTTGCAACCTCAACCAACAACTCTTTAGTGAGCATACTAAAGGGGAGAACATGAACATTCTCATGAATATCACCACGTTGCTGGGATTTCAACAACTTCTTGGTGAATAGTTTAGTACACTTATCAGTTTCTTTCTTACCTTCGGTGATGTAAAGTACGGTACGCTCACCATAGCAACTATCACGAAGTTTCTCCAAGTCGAAGAACACTTTCTCCTCAGTAGTGCCGCTCTTATCTCCACCCTTCAGTTCCAGGATGGCATCAAGTTCGGGGCAATATCCATCAGCAAGGAAATACTTAAACCCACATTCTGCATACTCTTCGGGTACATCGTGTTTGATAGTACCAACGTAAGGAATACCAAGTTTCTCACATTCTTTCTTGGTTTTCACAAATGTGAAACCATTAGAGGTGAAGAACTCTCGTAACATTAACTCACGTTGTTGTCCAGAACGTGCAGCACCGTGAGCATCGGAGTTAGTTTGGTTCTCGTAAGTCATTGTACTTTAGAATACTTTGTCATTATAGCACCCACACCAAACAGTCTGGGGAAGGTGATCCAGTTCCCTAACTGTCCATTTCGAGAGCACTGAATACAGTAGTCTGTGCTAGGAATAGAAATTTCATCATATCATATTCTTCCTCCGTTTGTTTGTCCAGTCTCTTATTCGGTTCCAGACTATTTCCCATTAAGATTGTTCCACCACCCAATCTTTTCTTACATAGGTCTACATTATCTCTCATAATGTCCACACCATATAAGTCTTTAAGTGCATTCTCTTCACTCATACCATGAGCAAATACTTTCACCCATTTTATTGCTGTTAGAAACTGTCCATCTCCACAGGCAGGATCAAGAACAGTTTTACCAGGAGCATAATCATTCAGGTCAGACTTCTGAAGTATTCTGATAACCAGATCTGTTGGTGTGAAGACTTCGGCAGTTACTTTTACACGGTATTCGTCACGGTTGATCTCACCCATGTAAGCATGATCATTCATGCGTTCAGTAACTTTATCCCACATACTTCTCAACATATTTTCTTTCATCATCTGTCAACCCAAACAGCAAATATATCTCACCATCAGACATTTTACAACCAGTTGGTAGATTTGGCAATGCACAAAACACCTTTTCATTACCAAACCCAGACCACTTAGCAGTAGACAAAATATATCGTATCAACTTACTATTAAGGTTGTGTACTAAGTTCTCACCACATTCATCAGATGAAACTGGCACATAATATGCCATATCAGTTCCACCAAGAGTACCATTATCGTAGAATGGTTTAGTATATCCACTCCGCGACCACATAACCTTTTTCTTATCTGCCCACTCTTGCCTTATCTTAGAATACCAAATCTGTTTGTTTGTATGTAAGATAGGGTGAATGAACTCATCTCTCTTTGTTTTGCTGAGAATGTCAGTCTTTTTTAGAATGTTGACATTGTGACAAGTCACATAGTCATATCTTACATCAAGTCTGTCTTTACAGTTAAAGATTACCTTACGGTGAATAGACAGCGACTCCTCACATACATCAGATGGTAAGTAAAAGACAGAACTATCAATTTTTTGGTGAAACGTTCCTGTCTGTGTTACAATTTCAGTTTTTTCGTCATCGGACTGGTTACGGATCATATAGTCCGCGAACGTGCTCCCAACCTTCGGGAAATAGGTTTTTGTATCTAAGTGTAAAAACTTTACCGCCTTAGACTGAAATATCTTAAGGATCTTATTTGATGGTGATAGAAAACTACTAGGAGAAACCTGAAGGAGAACTCCTCCAGGTTTTAACCAGTCACTGAATACTTTTTGTGTGAAGTCGATCCACAACTTGTGCTGAGTCTTCTTTTTGTTTGTAGAATCCTGAAATGGTGGATTCGTCGCTATCACATCAAACTGCATCAGCACACTCCTGCTTTCTTTAGATTTAAGTAAGTATTGATAGAAGTAGCAATCTCTTTAGACTTCTTGGGGCGACGCTCACCATGAAGAAGGTCAAGACCTTCCTTAGAGTGATACTGAGTTCCAGAATACTTTGTCTTGGGAAGATTCCAGGCACCATTCTTTTGCAATGTGAAAGGAACCTCAATGTTTGCAATTACGCCAGTAGAGTCACTCAGAGTGAACAAAACACCTTTCTTGTTTGTAGTATATTCTACCACACATTCATCAGAATTAACACGCTTCAGAATCTGTGCGTATTTCTCATTAAACAGAGAGCAAAGATATTTACCCTTACCAATGAGAAGAATCTCTTCATCATAGTTAAGACCCGCCATCTTGATGATGCGTTTCTTCACTACATCTTTAGAGATGGAGTCCAGGGCAGAAATGATAGTTTCCGCTGCTTTAAGACCATAAGTTGCACAGTCATTCTTCCACTGAGAAGATACATTCTTCCAGTAACGTGCCTGCTCACCATAGGTATAGAACTCCTTGATAGTATCATTTACGGTATCAAAGAAGTTATATACATCCTTAAGAGTATTGTATCCCATCTTATCAATCAAACTATCACGATGATCGCGATTACATCCCTGAAATACTTCTTCTGTGTATGGGTCAATAAATGTACCAACCCCAGCAGATTCGAACAAGAAATTGTTTAGAAAAGAGTGCCAGGTTCCAGAACACAACTGAATACGACTAAAACCTTTCTTATAGTTCTTTAGGGAGAAAGATACATGACTATTATCCTCAAAAAGAACAATAAAATCTCCCTTTAGTTTCTGATCACGAAACTCTTTTTCTACATCTACAATATCAAACTTCTTACCAGGATACTTTACCAGTAAGTTCTGAAAGAAGTCATCAACTATCTTATCAATGTTTTCTTTATAGACACTCTTATTGAAGTCATTCATCACATCACGTTCTTCACAATACTCTACAAAAGTATTTTTTTTCTCTTGCACATCATCAGTGATGGCAACACCATTCTCAACGGCAAGTTGCTGCAACTTAAAGACAATATATGCCTCGGCAGCATCCTGAATGAAATGGTCTTTAGTACAACCAGCACCCATGAGAAACCTCCGAACTGTTCTTATTATAGTACCTGCATCAAGCGGTTTGGGAAGGAATGGACCACTTCGTCAACTGTCACAAGACCTTTATCTACAAGATATTCGTAGTACAATTCTTCTTCCATATATCGTGCTTCTACTTCATGTGGTTGATACCAATACTCATACTTTTCGACTGGTTCTTTAGAATAACACAATTTTCCGTAACGGGAGCGCAGCATACCATCTACCCACTGCTTCATGTGGGTCAACTCATGCAAAAGAGTTTTTACATACAACTCCTTGCCCATGTAGGTATTCATTTCGATGAGAAAGTGACGAGGGCGATGATACTCACCAGCAACATCACAATACCCATAAACCTGCTCACGATTGAGACCACGGTGAACAATGTCCAGCGTGATCTTGTGACGTGGGAAATACTTATTCAGAAACCAAGAGGTAACATCCTCACAGAGTTTCTTAGAATAACCGTATCCAGAATGGCAAATGTAAGACATTGACCCCAATGAAGAAACCAAACAAAAGAACTGATGAAAAGAAGTTTGTGAGTTGTAGTCAACCCCATGCCTCCATAAACTCACTCAAGTGATAAGTATCGTCCGTGCAAGTTTCCTCAATGAGTTCATCATATGTCATGTCTTTTAACATAGTGAGGTAGTCTTCTGGTTCAATGTCAACCCCAATTTCGAAGTCATCGTGACAGAGAAACACATACTCATGGTAAAGTGCGTCGATTAGTTGTTCTTTTGACGGGTTCATTTTCTTTGTTGAGATGATTAAACCAGGGGGAAAAGAGTGCTAGTGCTGCCCACACAACACTAGCAAGAATGATGATAGCGTATATCATCGCTGGTAAAGATAACTACCAGCCCAGTCTGCATTTTCCAACAACCATTCACGCTGGGAGATAATGCGGAGGTCATAACGAACACCTTTAGCAGGTGCTTTCCAACTAGCAGACTTATACACTTCACCAGTCTTCTTGTCTACAAAAGCATGGACAGAGCGAGAACCATTACCATCCATGATGATTTTGTGATACTTGCGTCCAGTTTCAGGGTAGAACTCATAACCATTGCGCTCATACTTACGCTCAAAGTCATGGCGAAGTGCCTCACAAAGGGCAAGAGTGTGACCAAGAACTGCGTTAGCAATGTTCTCTCGTGCCTCTTGCTGGGCAGAGTATTCAGCGAAGGTAACGGGCATCGGTTGCTTGCGTATGAAGGTATTATAGGGCGTCCTAGACGCCTCTGGCGAGTCAGTATGCCAGTTCTGGAACTGGATCCCAGTAGTCATCTTCTTCTAACACTCCCATCCAATCTTGGGGGTCTGTTTCGTAGATTTTTATCTCCCGAAGTTCATCAATCAGTTCAGACAAGTCCATGAAAGATCCTCAAGTTGTTTGGTTATTGTAGCATAATGCGGTCTAAACCGCTAATGCTCCATCAGGGATTTCCTGACCTTCCATGTAAGTTTCACGCCAGGAGCAGGTATCATAGCACAACCAACCGCTCAGTTGAGTATAAACATACGAATACTCTTCGCTGTTTTGGAGATACTCACCCAGGTCCTTATCAAGGCGAGGAGGAAGATTCTCACCACGCTGGGAGTAGTATTGAGGACCATAAACTCCCACAACACCAGTATCATCCCAGCGGTCATCAGTCCAGCAGGATGACATATCTCCACCGTCAATCAGTTCGGAAACAAGAGACTTTCCGTTGTAATGAGTCTTCAGGATGCGACCCAACCACTCAGGATACGAGTCCCAGTGATGATAGACAGAGAGAATAGAACCGTCTTTGAGTTCAAGACCGATGCGTCCACGGGTTGCCATTGGGGCGTTTTCTTGAGTACCTTGTTAGTATAGGGCATCCAGCAGGGGATTCTGGAGGTCTTGCACCACTTCCTGAACTGGCACAGCGGACTCAATTCTTTGTTTAGCAACTTTATAGTATTCAGAATCCATTTCAATTCCAATAAACTTCCTACCACACTGAACAGAAGCAACACCAGTAGATCCACTACCCATAGTGTTATCAAGAACTGTATTACCAGGATTAGTGTATGTCTTAATCAAATACTCCATTAATTCTACAGGTTTTTGTGTTGGATGTAAACCCTTTTCCTGCTTAAACTTTAGAACAGTTTTAGGGTATCTTGATCCCTCAGGATTATCACGATGCTTAGATTGTGCTTGACCATAAACCTCACCAATCTTTGCAGTATCTGACTTAAATCCACTGTAAGGAGTAGAATACCACATCTGAGGATTATAGATAGGTTTCTTCCTATAAAACACCAGAATGTTTTCATGACTCTTAAGAGGCATGATTTTGGCGTTCATAGGGTTAGTTCCCTGAGGTTTTTCCCAAATCCACTCATACTTGAGGTTCTGAATGTTGGATGCTGCTAGTATGGTTGTGAAAGGTTGTGCAGCAGTGAATACCATCGCAGCACTTTCCTTGCAGATCCTGTTATACTGCTCCCACAACTTATCCAGAGGGATAATACTGTCCCACTTACATGCAGTTGTACCATAAGGCAAATCTACCAGCAACATGTCTACACTATCATCTGCTATTGTAGGCAGAAGGTCTAAACAATCACCAAGCAGTAGATTTACCATTCAGAAATATCCTTTACGAAGTCACATTCTAGCAGAGCAGCAACATTTGTGCAAATGTAATCATCGTTGCCAACTTTCTTGCCACCTTGCTGCACACTGAACAGACAGTCATCACTCTTCAAGTGTGCTTCAAAGTCTTCCTTAGTAATAAACACAAAGCGGACATCTTCCTCATTGGGGTTGATGCCACAGAAGATAAGACGTTCCCAATCTTTACCAACAGAAACATGATTGATGATAAACTTATCATCAATTACACCACCTTTCTTGTCACGGGTAGCGAGAGAAAACTTAATTTCTGTAAGATAACTGCTAGTCATAACTTCTTCAAGATATTCTAAAATCACACGATCATAACCAGCAGTAGAAGTTTTAGCACGTTCTACTTTATACTCAAGAAGTTCCATGTATTTGTGAACAAAACGCTCACCAAATTCACCCTTCTGCTTAGGAGACATGAAAACATAACCCTCAAAGTTTGTACCCTCCCAGGGATCTTTTAGGTTGTCATCAATGTACTCACGGAGAGTGCCATCAGCAAAAATGGAATCAAACACAAGTCGTTTTGTTAGTTACATGGCTATTATAGGGCATAAAAAAGGGGCGTTGCCGCCCCGTGGTCCAGTTCTCAAACTGGATCAGTCGTCATAAACTCTACACTCAGAAGCATCAGGATGAGTGTCACAATACAACTCAAGTGGTGTAGGATCGTGTGACTCACCAGGGTGATTTTCTTTATATGCTTTCAGTGCTTCTAGTTCTTCCTCAGTATGGCGACGTGACTGTGGTGAAATAGTCGGATCACTCAGAAGTTCCTCATCTTTCTGAATGTGTTTGTCGATGTTTTCCATAGTTTTGTATCGGGATAATACTTATTTATTTTAAGATGATTGTTTTGCTTCCAGACTTCGCACCATCAATTCAGCAAACTTTTCCATTTTGTGAGCAGAAACTGTCTGTGGGGCATAGGTAATTGCCTCTTTAAGGGCAACCAACTCATTCCATTCTTCTTCCGTCAGTGTGGTTGTGCTTGTTTTTGGCAGAGTCATTGGTCTCTTTTGATGTGTCCCAATGTTAGCAGACGCTAACATAATATCTAGGATACTTAATTATTTTTTTGGGATTGAGTTACATTACTTCACTCATCAGTGAAGGGACCAAACTTTCCCCTACTCCCAGGTTCTCTATCATCAAGCATATCCATGATACCATCAAAGGACTGAATGTTCTCAATATCTTTGATCATGTTGGCGATTTGAGTACAAACAACTGGGCGCTCACCTCTAGCAGCAAATGCTAGAGCATTACGCAAAGATGCCTCTGCTTCTTTCAAACTATTCTCAACAGATTCAGATAGAGCCATTACGTTCCTCACATTTTTGATAGAAAGTTCCATTCACATAGCAGGACTTCCCAGGTTCATAGTATTTTACTACATTTGGTGGTCTATTGTCAATAACACAATGATCACCCTGTCCTGTAGTCAAACCTTCAGCACACATTGATACAATGAAGGGAGCAAGAAGTTTAAGACTATACATTGTATCCAGCAGATTTCATGTTAGGAGTCCACTCATAACCACCTGCTTCTTTGATGAGTTTAGCATAAGGGTCATTATGTTGTGCATCAAGTTCAGCACGTTTGGTATAGTATTCTGCTTCTCGTAGGTTATACTCACGACACTTCTCTTTATCGTTTTGGGTTGCCGCACGTTCGCACATTGCGTCCATTTCTTCTTCAGTGTATTGATTGTGCTCTTCGGGATAGTATGTTTCTTCCCAGAAGTCAACCCAGTCCTTTTCAGTTGCTTCGAGAGTAATGTTTCCTTCACTACCAAGATCTACAGGTCGTTGACCTTTAAGGAGTGAAAGGAGTTCGATACTCTTAGTGAGATTCTTCTTGTGATACTCTACACTATCATCCACACACTTTACGATAGTGTCATAGATGTCTTGTGGTGTAAGATCTTCACAACTCAAAGCATCATTTACCCAGTTGTCAAGTTGTTCAAGAGAATACTTCTTGTAGGAAAAGTCAGAGCTCAAGGGATTTGAGGTCATCGAGGTAGTCCTGTACTGCTTGCCGTACTATAACCTGAATTTCCTTCTGTGTCAACCCATTTAACCAAGACCATCTTGAGTCTTGTTTGTCCCATTCTATTGTGAAGGAACCATCTTCATTTTGTGAGATTTTTAGACTATCTTCAGCAGTCATCACAGTTTTCCTCTTTATACTTTTTACGAACCTTTTTCAGTTCCTTAAGTTCCATCTTGATATTCTGATATGCTGTCTCAGCATCAATCTTGCCACCCATTTCCATGGCACAGATCATATCAACACGGGTGCCAAAGTGACTCAGGGCTTTCTCAAAACAGTCCAAGTCTTCGTACATTACTTACCTCCTAGATTGAAGTTTTCCAACCTTTCTGCTGTCAAAATATCTATGCGTGCTTCGATAGAGTTCATACATTCATAGAGAGCATTAGTTTGCCCAACATTCTCCTGTTCGAGCACACTCACACGCTCTTCGAGTTCTTTAACCTTTTGTTCCAAGACTTCAAGTGGAGTAGGTTCATTAGTCCCCCACTTTCTAAAAAACCAATAAGGATCTTGCTTCACAGTTTTCCTCCAACAACTCCATCATTTACAACACGACTAGTTTTATTATCCCACCCCTCTTGTCGCCCTTTAAGATAGAACCTAGTCATACGAATACAAATATCTTCAGTTAGACCAGAGACCAAACCATTGTCATCTTTGTCATAACTGTGCCAGAGAAAACGTGCCTTTACAACATAAAAGCAGTCATCAATCAGTTTCTTTTCCGTCATTAGGTTTCTTATTAAATCCAAAGGGTAGTGCTTCTGCTTCTTTTTCTACGCGAAGTTTTTGTGCCAAGGTGCATACATTCTCAGCAACTTTGAGAACATCTTCTACCTTAGTATCAACGGGAAGACGACTCTTAATATACTCATAGATGGGAAAAAAGATGTCTGCCGCTTCAAATACTTCTTCAAGTGTCAGTGGTTTCGTATTCATTTCTTCTCAATGTCTGGGTGGGGAGCATACAGTGGACCTTCATAGTTGTGTGGGCGGTTCACTCTATTTTCAACCACAGTCTTGTGGAGTTGTTTTAGTGCTGCTACAGTCTCAGGAGTTTCTTCCCAAGTCCATACATCTCCAGTCTTTCCAGTGAATGTGCGTTGAGTCATTTCTTTAAGTGCTCCAATACTTTGGCGAAGTGCATATCGCCGTGGATGTAACCTCCAACGATTATAGCAGCAACTGATAGGATTAGCAACCCTAGCACCACTATATTCATTACAAGAGATTTCTCAGTCATTTGTTACCCTGTCCATAGCAGACATTAACCTCTGAACCATTGCTTCCAGGGTATCCATAGGAATCCAGGCAGGATCTTCATCATAAAACTGCACCAATACTTCAGTAAAGTTTTTACGATACTGAAGACTATAGGTTGTGCGTGTATTCTTGACGAATGAGATAGGGTTGTTCATTTGCGTTTCTTACGATACTTTTCTGGGTCAATTTCAAACTTATATCCAAGAAAGTCAATGTCTTTCTTCTTCAGTTTGTACCTATCAATATGTTGTGTTCGATGCTGCTCAGACTGGAAATAACACTTCCTAGTCTCTCCCCTATCTTTGTAGACAAGTTTATAGGGATACTCATCAAATGGATACTCTTCGTCTAAAGTTTGTTTGGACATTTGGTGACTACACTAGAAACAGCAATGGTACGAATTTCAAGAGGTGATGCCTGATTGATAATGTCAATAACATTCTCAGGACCGTATTGTTTGTTTGCCATACTATAAGCGATTAACGTCGCTTTGACAACATCCTTTTCAGTTTCCATCAGAGCACAGAAGTCTGCTGACATTGTGTTCAGTAATGATGCTAAAGTTAGTTCTAACATTTC